GTAAATCGTTAAACGATCAATATATCGAGTTTGAATGGGGATCCATAATCGAGGGAAAGTCAGCGGAGCACCCGGAAGGATTGATAGGCGCCGGTTGCGATTTAGTCATTATGGACGAGGCCTCCAAAATGAATTTAAAACGGATATGGCAGAGCTATATCCGTCCTACCTTATCGGATAAAAAAGGAAAAGCTGTTTTTATCTCTACACCGTCCGGCTATGATTATTTCTGGGAGCTTTTTAATATGGCCAAGACGCGCGACGATTGGTTTAGCTTTAGCTCGCCGTCCTGGGAGAATACTTACGCGTTCCCCAAGGGTAGAGACGAAGAGGATCTTAACGAGGCGGCCAGTACCCTCTCGCAAGAGGCTTTTGGCCAGGAGTATGGCGCGGAATTTACCTCCATGTCTGGCCGTGTTTATGCCGACTTTGACAGAGAAAAAAACGTAGGGTATTATCCATATATTCCACTATATCCAGTATATTTATGCCTGGACTTTGGCTATCGTATGCCAGCGGCTTTATGGTTTCAAACCTACAGACACGACGGGGCCAAGGAGGACGATTGGCATATTAATATAATCGACGAGATCCTACACGTCCCCAATTTGAAAATTTCAGATCTAGCCGATCTTATCCAAAGGAAAAAATATAGGATCCATCAAGTTTTTGGAGATCCGGCCGGTTACCAGGTACAATCGTCGGTTGGCGTCGGCGAGGCAGAACTATTTTACCAGGCGACCGGCCTACGGGTCTGGAGTTTAAGAGACAAGCCGAGCAGATCCATAGCCTCCGGAGTTAGCCACGTTCGCGGCTATATAAAAGCGGCGGACGGGACGAGACGCCTACATATAAATAAAAATTGCGTTGGATTAATAGAAGATTTAGAAAGTTACCGATACCCAGAGAGAAACGACGGACAGCCGTTAAAAGACGCACCGCTTAAAGATGGGTATTCCGAACATGGCGCGGATTGTTTAAGATACGGCGTTATAAATCGGTTCCCAATTAGAAAATACAAATATAGGACAGCTAAAAGATGAAAGAATATGCAGAACAGCTAATTACGCAGTCTATAAAAGAGAATAAGCTACTAGCTAGCCAGAATCGTCGCGATATGGTACGTAAATACCTGGACTATTTTTCTGGCGACAATACGATCCAGTATATCGAGCGCCGATTTAATTCTGCGGCTTTCCAAGAGGTACCGCCAGCTTGTTTTAATATTACCAGGCGTTTTATTGATCGTATGAGCCGGATCTACACCCTGGGCGCTGTCCGAAACGTTAAAGGGCAATACGAGGATCTAACTTATTTAAAAAACTTAAAGATGAAACATCTTGAAAAAATGACCAGGCTACTAGGTACTCTAGCTACCCGCGTTTCCTTTAGAACAGATCCCGAGCCGCATTTTAACTATATTCCTATATATTATTTCGATTGTTCTTTTGGCGACGATCCATATAATCCCATAGCTATTACCTATCCCATGTTACAACCGGTATATGATGCAAGCAAAACCCAAGAGTTAAGTTATTGCTATTGGGACGCGGAACATTATATCGTATATAGTGAGCATGGCGACGTACAAGAGGAGATCCAACACGGGTACGGCGTTTTGCCTTTTGTGTTTACCCATAGAGACAACCAGTTGGACGAGTTTTTTGTGGGCGGTGCGTACGACGTTGTTTCCTGTAATGAATTAATGAATATTTTATTTACAGAGGCTAATTTAGGTATGCGTTTCCAAATGTTCGGCCAGTACGCTATTACCGGTATGTACTCAGACGAGAATATTAGCCGCGCCGGATCCGATGAAATCATGGTCGTACCAGAGGGAGTAGACGTGGACATACTTTCGCCTAAAGGAGATCTAGACTCAGCTATGGGCTTAATTCGTCAAATGCTGGATTTAACGGCCCAGAACAATCATCTTTACGTAAGTTTTGAAGAAAACGGAGCCGATCGCCCTAGTAGCGGCATAGCTCTAAAGATAAAAGATCTGGAAAGATTCGAGGATTACCAGGACGACCTCGAGCTATGGACTATTTACGAAAGAGAAATTTTTAAAATTGAAAAGGCCGTAGCTGGAGCTAATGGAGTTAATATACCTGGGACTCTGGCCATAGATTTTAACGAGCCGGAGTATCCCATGACCGTAGCTGACCAAATCCAAATGGATGAATTTCACCTCTCGCACAATTTAACCACAGAGGCCGGCCTAATGGTTAAGTATAATAATGACCTTTCGATAGAAGAGGCTAAAGCCGTGATCGAAAAGAATAAGGAGTCCAATGGCCAGGGAAAACAAGAACAAGCAAAACGCCCACTATTTAACCAATTACGTAACCAAACTCCGTCGGCTTAATGATATTGACCTGGAAATTCCGCAAGATTTTTCTATTGAAGAAATAATCGAGGATCCCAACGCATACGCGCTGGAGTTTATAGAGCGCGAATTTACTAGATATTTACCCAGGTTTATGGAGGCCTACAAGCTCGGCCAAGATCTAGCCATCAAGAATAAAGCTGGCGGCTAGCCTTGGAAAAAGAGGGCATAGAATTATTAATAGGATCTCAAGTTTATTGGTTAATCGGACTAGCTTTTCTATTCTTTATCCGCAACCTTATAGAGGGTATGGTTGCGGGTATTCTGGTCTTTTTTGGCGGGGATTATAATTCAGACGACGTAGTTTATGTCGATGGACTTCCAGGCAGAATTATCCGCGTCGGTTTATATAAGACCGTCTTTTTTTTATATGATATTTCCAACGACCCTTATACTGGAGATGCGCGCGTCAGTGGAGGTACAAAACTAGTGATACTTAACAGCGCCCTCCACGACCATAAGATAGAAAAACCTTTGCAAAATTTAGATTTAGCTAGGTATAAAAAATCGCCTCGAAAATTAAACCGGAGGTCTGATGGTTAAGGGAGCAAGGCGAAATTATAGCGTAAAAAAGCTCGGAGATAGCGTTACCCAGGCCTTTATAGACGCGTTCCGTCCGATGGTTAATGAATTAAACCGCCAAATATTAGAGACAACGGAAAAATCTATAGATATACACGGAAAAAGTTTTAAAAGTTTAAAAAAGTCTACAACTAGTATACGTAAAAAAAGAGGCCAAGCCCCACAGCCGCCTTTACTGATAACCGGTAAAATGCGCGGGACTAAAATTGTCCCAGCCAAAACTAACAAGTTGTCATTTGAAATAGAAATGACCGGCCAGAGAAGAAATGTCTATTATGGAGCTTTACATAATAAAGGCTTTACTACTGGCGGAATGATACCAGGTAAAAAAGTACCCGCCCGTACCTGGTTTGGAATACCAAAAGAATTTAAAAAAGGCGGTAAGCGTTTTGAGGAGGCCCGCCGCCAGGTAAGGTTTAAGCTCCGTCGCGCTTTACAATCCGCCATGAAAAAAGTAGCATAATGCCAGCTCCGGAAGATTTTGCCGCGCTTTTTGGCGACGATTTTGTAAAGATCTTAAACGTCCTGGAGAAAAATTTTCCTCCAGAGCTAGAAGATTATATAGTAGGTATTATAGAGCGCGCCATGCACGACGCTACTATATTTTCTCAGCGCATGAGAAAAACGCAAGCCGTAATGGCCGAAAATGGCGTAGCTGGAGGTCTTATACAGGCGGCTTTACTTGCAGACCAGCGCACGGCCGGTAAAATTTTTGGAGAATTACGTAACTCTATAAAATCTGGAGTAGTAGAGGGAATAAATCAGTCTGGCCGTATGGGACAGATCCGCGAATACCCAGCCGACGCTCAATTTTACACTTGGGTTACGGTAGGATCTCATAAGGTTTGCCCAGATTGCGACGCGCGAGCTGGAGAGGTCATGGCCTGGGAGGAGTGGGTAGCCGAGGGTATACCAGGATCCGGCTGGTCTATTTGCGGCGGCCATTGTTATTGTGTTTTAGATCCAATAGGGAAAATGGGCGATAAAGTCGATGCGCCTGTTATTGAAATTGGAGCAAAAACTAAAAAAGGCGGTATAAAAATTCGTAAAGCGGCTCCTGGAGAATATTTTAGGACGCCTGGCTATAGAGGTAAAGCCTTAACTATACAAGAAACTTACGAAATAGCGGACGAGGTACTAGCCAGGGCTATGCCTAAAGAACCGCGAATGACAAAAATATTTACTCGCCTGGGCAAGAAAAATAAAGCCAAGGTCTACGGTTTAAAATACAGATTAAAAGAGCGGCCGTCTTTAGCTAGAAAAATCTACAAAGAAAGTTTCGAGAATGGTTGGAGCGCTACGCAAGTAGTAACTAAAGATCTTGGGGACGTTGTTAGATATACTATGCTATTTAATAAAACTGTTTATACGCGGTCGGTTACGGCTGTCTTAGCGGATATACAAGCCGCTGGGTTTGTTCCCTGGAAAGTAAAAAACTATTGGTTTGGTAAAGAGTATAAAGGCATAAATAGCAATTTTATCCATAAGGCAACAGGCCAAAAAATAGAGATTCAATTTCATACGCATACGTCTAACTCTGTAAAATTTGGAAAAAGCCATGAGATATACGATCGTATACGTAGGACGGGAATTTCTCAAGAGACTTTTAAAAGACTTCAGCGGCAGTTACACTCTGTATGGAGAGACGTCGATATACCTCCAGGCGTTCGAGCTATTGGCGAAATAATGGGTGGTTAATGTTTCACGTGAAACATTATATAAATCCATCTTCCGCCGTACCTGGATAAATCCAGGATCCCAACCATTCCTTAACTTTTTTAGATGCAAAGTCCTGGTCTATTTTCTCCAGGGCGTTGTCGCCTCCTAAAAAGCGGCGGCGTAGATCTGAATTTTCAGTCCAGCCGCGGTATGGGTTACAAAACTCTAGGGATCCGGTCTCTGTATCTTTTCTGATAATACAAGACGTATCCTTTACCGGTGTATCAAAACCTATAAGGCAGAAATACTCGTATATTTTTTTAGCGATTGCCATTATCTAAAATTACCTCCTTTAGATATTACTTCTATACTATTAAATAAATGTACGGCTATAAGAGTTATAATAAA